CTCAGGAGATGAGGTCGGCGTCCTCGCATATGTGTCCGGGGATGCAGTTGTGAATAGCTGGATTCTTCTCTCCTTCTTGACATTGCATAAAGCGTTTGGGCCAGCGTGGTATCCCGATGTTCTCAAAGGAGCAAGCACAGAATGAATGATTACCTTTGCGACACAGCCCATCGTACCCGTTATCCCTAAGATACTCGGCTACTATATCGCGGACGGTCATTTGGACTCCCACGGAGCTTGTCCGATTTTGTAGCTACGCACCATCGTTGCGGCATACCAGTAGCCGTCGATGCTTTTCACTTCGGCGTTCGCGTGATATGAGGCCGAAGTGCCTCTATACTCTAAATATGAACCGATTAGCAGACCAAACATTAAGCCTATGACGATACCAAATAGTATGTCTTTGAGTATCATTCTCCCGCTCCTTTCGTGAACTCGGCATAGTGGGTGCAGCACGATACAGGTATGGGGTTCATGTAAGCATCTACAAAGCATCCCCCTGATACATACTTTGACCAGTAACCGCAATAAAGCATACCAGGAGATTTAAATAGCACGAAAACAGCTTCCTTCTTCAACCTCTCCGGTATCGGGTTCTCCGGCGTTATGGCGACCCATGAAGAGGTGGAGCAGTTGCACTTGCCCATCATGTTGATGTACTTATCAAGTTCGCCAGCATCAACGATGATATGGCCTTCGGGTAAGTTTGCCTCTTGCTCCATACGAGGGTGCCTATGAAGATCAACGCCGTTCTTGCAATAAAGCTTCATCCTACTTCACTTCTTTTCTCGACCATGCTGTAGGATTGCCAGCATGGGGTGCAAAACTGTTCTGCATCAGCACAAAGGGGGCAACACTCATCACCAACGTCATACGGTGGAGGGCATAACTTTCGTTCAATATTTAACTTAATAACGGTCTCCCACGCCTCTTGCACGTTCATATACGCCAGTGCGGTTGCTGCAAGGTTCTGCTTCTCAAGTGCGAGCTGGGCGCGGAGAGATGATATCTCCTCCGTTATGGGTACGCGCCCTTCCCCTTTGCAAGGGGGGCAGGCTGCCCATGCCTTCTTTTGCCCCTCACACTCCGGGCATACCTTATCCTGCACCACTTTTCCAGTTACCATAAGTCCTCCGACATCAGTGCAGGGTTTGCCCATGGATCATCAGGTTTAAGTAGCTGATTATGTATCACAGCGACCTTAAACGCCTCTTTACGATTATAGAACGTGCCATAGTCATCGACGAAGCCTTGAATATATTTGTCGCCTGAGATAGTCTCATGCATCTCGGCATATGCAGCGCGGATGGCATCGCTATGTCGGCGACCCGTCCACACCTTGCCGCTACTAACACTCCGTACCGCCGAGGCCACGAGCTTTCCCGTTGGGGCTTCCACCACCTTCAACGCCGGGCCAAGCTCATCGAGCGGTGTCTTGGGCTTCATGCCACACTTACCGCACATCGGGAACTCCTCGGCGCTTGCGATAGTTGTCTTTCGCAAATTCCTTTCTCCCGGATAGGCATGCTCCACGGTTATGATTGATAACTTCTCGATAACAGCCGCTATCGGCCCTCCAATTAGTACATATACCAAAAAGAGAGCCTACCCAAACTAGGGGTAGGAATCGTCTAGGTAGAATCTGATAATGCTTACACTGGTCACAGTTCATTCACATCCCCCTTTTCGTGCTGCATAGGGCGGCATATAGCAACCCCGGTCATAGTTCCTCGCAGTTCTGGAGCAGTGAGCGTATGTCACCGACGACCGTAGCAGATAGGTCGCGCTTGGCGTGAAGTGCCTTAAGTATATGTGTGTCTATCGTATTCGGAGCCACATAATCAAAGTATGTCACGGGCAGTTCGGTGCCGATACGATGATTTCGTGACTCTGTCTGATAGCGATCAATGTAGCTGAAGTTATTCGAAAAATAATGCACATAAGAGGCTATTTTTAAAGCGTCAATTCCCGTACCTCCAGATTGCTGCTGAAGCACAGCGTACATGAGCTTGCTATTTGGATCAGCAAAGTCAGCCAAAAGCTGCTTACGATCAGCCGTGCTCGTGGCTCCAAAATAGCTTGCCGCCGATCCGGCTCCGTACTTCTTGTTTAAGGCTTCGGTTATCATCTTGATCTCGGCCACGTAGCGACTCCAAATCACCTGCTTTCCATTGGCCCCTTCGATAACATCTAGCAGGGCTTCGAGTCTTGGGCAAGACTGGTCTATGGCTATCGGTTCGGGGTTCATGTTCTCTGGCGTTGCATCAGGGACGAAATGGTTGCCAAGAATTTGCTGGAGTCTGAGGAGCTTCACAATCGCCAACGGAGCCGTGACTTCCTGCCCGTTAAGTTCTGTTATAAGATTATCCTTCAACTCTTTATAGAGCCGCGCCTGATTCTTAGAGAGCGACACAGGGATGATCTGGTAAAGCTGATCGGGCAGGTCCAGGGCCTCACTCTTGAGCACGCGAGAAGAGAACGTCTTGAGATGTCTTTCAAGGACATCCAAATTTTTGTGCGAAACGACTATTTGGTAGTGTCTGCCTGTACTGTAGTTCGATTCCGTTATGAGGTTGCAGAAAAATGACCTAAAGGTATAAAAACTTTGGAACCCGCTGAGTCCAGGAGCCAGTATCTCAAGCTGCGAGTATAAATCCTCGGGACTGTTGCCCACTGGAGTACCAGTAAGTGCTCGACGATAAGGGCAAAGCCGGGATAACTTGAGCAAGGCTTTGGCCCTGAGACTTGTCCGATTCTTGGCTTGATGCGATTCATCAATTATCAAGATAGTTTTAAATGTTTTACAAAAACGCTGTACAAGATTAAAACCGTCCTTGGTGATACAAGCATCGAAATTTATAGCAAGTATTTTAAGACCAGCGGAGGTGAATAGATTCTCAACCGTAGCGGCATGTTTTTTCGTCTCATGCTTTGATGAATCCCACGCGAAGCAATGCACAGTAGCCACGTCAGGACTCATATGTTTTGGCACCTCCTGTTCCACCCACTGCTTATGTACACCGCGTATTGTGACGACGAGCATTGCCTCTATCTTGTGCTCAAGATAGAGGTATGCGGCGGTATCTATTACTACTTTTGACTTCCCTAAACCGCAGTCTGCAAAGATGCCATAGTATTCTGAATCCTTCGATCTGTTGAAGATGGCGGCTTGATGCTTGAATGGTGGATAGCGAAAGTTCACAGTGCTCTCCTCCGCAGCAGCTCGTAACGAGGCCGGGGTGCGCCGGGGGCTATCCGTGACTGCGTGGGAACGCAATCTCCCCGACCTCGATAGAAGGTGCCGAATGTGGATTTATGTCCAGCATAGCCCGCTTGGATCATGGGGTTACATTACCTGAACTTTCGGAAGAAGTCAAGGACTTTTTTAGCCAGTCCGCATATTTCCTCGCATGGGCCGCGCAATACATACCGTCGGGACCATATTTCCCAGCATGGCTGCACCAAAAGAGCGTCTTGCCGCTGTGTGGGCGCTCGATCAAGGCGGCGCACTGCCGGGGCCGGTATGGTCCGGCGTAGTCGCTCCACCTGTAAGCCATAGCTTCAGCCTTCGAGCGGAACATACAGCTCCTCCCGTCTTTGTAGCTGCAGCGCGGAGTAAGCCGCCACCTTGACAGCGGATGGCGGCTTGCGGCCCGTGTTCCGCTCGGCCTGGAGCCTAAGATGCTTTGAACAGAGCTGGTGGTGCGGGACTCGCCGGTTACAGCACTGGAGATTGGGGTTCACGTCCGCGAGAAACTGGCAGCGAGTCTCGGGCGTAATTCCGTACCGCTGCATATGCTTTGCGTCCTTCATGCGCTTGGCAGCCTGCCCCACGGCTTTATAGCCCTCGGTGCGGAGGTGTTTATTCATGTCCCTTATACCTCTCAGGGAAAAACACCAGCCCGTTGTGTCTATTCGGATTCCAATATTTTGTAAAAGCCGCGGTCATTGTACCTTTTGGGTCGCCACTGAACGCATCCAAAGCATCCCAGTAAAGCAGGGTGAAATACGCCTCCGTCTCGACGGGACTAAAACCCTGCTCCAGCATATATTCAACGGCTTCCGGTACATACGACATGCGGATTCCGTCAAGCGTGTAGCCCCCTACATTATCGCCAGTGCCCGCGCAATCTGGAATGTTAATCATGGCTTTTCCCTCCCCATCTGCTCGCAATACTGATTGCAGACCGCGCAAAGCAGCACTGTGGCCTCCTCATGCTCGGCCCCACCGGCCGCAAATTCTTCTATCAAGGCCGCGATCACGGGATGCGTCTTGAAGTCGGCGGCGGCCGGGCTGTGCTCGTGGGGGCAGAGGCGGCAGTTCATGAGCACACCGTATGTTTTAGGCATCGGGCGCCTCCCGCCAGTTCTCTATGAAGCCCGGCAGCACTTCACGCGGGGCAGGGACTCCCGCAGCTACCTCATGGACTGCGAGGATACTGTGCGGCGTGATACCGAGCTCGGGGCGGTAGGCCAGAGCCAGGAGCGTGTCTGCTATCTTGGGGGGTTCGGTTTCGAACTCTATGGTTACGCGGATTTTCATGAGGTCTCCTCCTCTGTAATTGCGGCTTTACCGTAATATGCTTCCTGCACCGCATCGGCGCAGGTGGGCACTGGAATCCCGGTGTCTTTGCAGTACCTTAAAGCACGCTGCAAGCCCGCCAGCGCTCGGGCCTGGTGCTGCGGGGTATGGAGATCGTCGATTTTCATTTTATCTCCTCGTTTACGTGGTCTACAGCCCGAATCGCTATAGCAGCGAAGTCCAGGCCGAGCCGGTTGCAGTAATGCAGCACGTCGGTTATAGCGTCGGTGGCAGCGTCTTCCGTCTCTGTGCCGCTTAGAGGCCCGGTGTAGCGGAGCACGGTAGCCTGACCACGGGCTGCGGGAGTAAGCATTCCTTTCGTCGGCGGTCTAAGTTTCTCCGCGCTCGGCACGGGCAGGGCGTTCTTCATGCGCTCGGGGTCGAGGGTCATAGCAGTTTCACCTCCACCAGCCGCATCTCGACTTCCCATAGTGCGTTCATTTAAGACCTCCATCAGCGTTTCGGCTCCCCCACGTCAAAGGCGCGGGGTATTCCTTACTCAGCTCTCCATAAGTAGCCGTCACGATAGACCCAACCGGGAATCGGGGATGCTGATCCGTTGATTTCGGCACCGCGCAGATCGGCACCGTACAGATCGGCATCGTACAGATTGGCACCGCGCAGATTGGCACTGTACAGATCGGCACCGCGCAGATTGGCACCGTACAGATTGGCACCGCGCAGATTGGCACTGTACAGATTGGCACCGCGCAGATCGGCACCGCGCAGATCGGCACCGTACAGATTGGCACCGCGCAGATTGGCACTGTACAGATTGGCACTGTACAGATTGGCACCGTACAGATTGGCATCGTACAGATTGGCACCGCGCAGATCGGCACCGCGCAGATCGGCACCGTACAGATTGGCACCGCGCAGATTGGCACCGCGCAGATCGGCATCGCCTGTAGCATTGGCGGAGTACAACCAAAAGTGCGCTGTGAGTTTGTTTAAAAACCAAGTGGCCCATGGCCGTTTCGTTTCGGCCCGTAAGTCGTCAAGCAGCGGTAAGATTTCTACCCCATGGGGGTATTTTGCCGCAAACCAGTTAAAACCCTCTTCGCAGGCTTTCCATTGCTTGAGCGTGTCCATTGTAATAAGCATAGTATAGGCTCTCTTTCCGTCAGTGGTTCCCCGTGGCTCTATGGCCGGGGTACTCCTTTTACGATTCGCGGGCCGTCGGTAGCTAGCGGCCTCCGTATACTATCGCTGCGGCGATCACGCCGCAAGCGGCCCAAAGCAGTAGTATGTGACATAGGCTCATTTTATAGCCTCTTGTGCGATCATCAGGCCCAGGCACGCCATCGCGGACCCGAAAGCCAGTAGCAGGAATACGTCGACGGGTTTGGGGGTCATTTGGCGGCCTCTTTAAATGCGGCGTTTACCATCGCGAGAAGCAGGGCTCGGTATTTCTTTTTAGCCTTTGCGCAAGCAGCATAAGCAGCAGCATGAGCAGCAGCATGAGCAGCAGCAGCAGCATGAGCAGCAGCAGCATAAGCAGCAGCAGCAGCATGAGCAGCATCATAAGTAGTATAAGCAGCAGCATAAGCAGCAGCAGCATGACGAGCTGGTAGTCTCAGGCTTTCGTCTCCGGTCTTAAGATAGTCAATTACTACCTGCGGAGCATTCCAGAGGTGTACCACGTCGAGAGCGCAAGCGCGGGCGTAGGCTCTCAGTAGCTCCGTAGCGTCTATGCTGGCCACTATCTTGCGCTTGCGCCCGGCGTACTTGTCTATAGGGCTACCGTGAGGCTGTAAATCACCTGTGAGAATTACTTTATGCAGTAGTAGGCCCGGTGCATACGTTAGGGCGTCTGCTGGGTGCTGGCTTGCGTGGAGCCCAGAGCGGCAGGGTACTACCGGGCCGTCGTGGATTAGCCAGGCTCCGATTTCGGAGATTGGCTCATCGTTTCGCAAAGTTGATTTCGTGAAGTGGTAGCCGGTTATCTGCTTAGGCATTGTCTGAGGTTCCTTCCATGTTAAATTCTGCCGTCAGTGCCGCCCGGCAGTCTTCCGGCAAGTCGCGCCAGTGTATACGCTTGCCGAGATGCGTGTTACGCCTGCGAGGGTTATACATTCCTTCGGAGTGCTGGTAAATCCCAAAGCTCGGGTGGAACGGCAGGTCGTTAAACCCGATCATAGGCCAGCGGCCCGGATTAGCAGGGTAAACGTCCCGGCGTATGACGGCTGTGTAGTGGTCGCCCCCGCCCGCCGGATCGTCGTATAGCGCTTTTATGGCTCTCGGTTCGGGGTTCATTTTATAGTATCCGTCTTTGCTCCTGTGAGACAGGCGGCGCGGAATTTCGCGGGCTGAAATCGCGGATTGTCGGCCCCGAGTACTAGGGCGTAGTGCTCGGTTAGGTGCTCCAAAGCATGCTTTCCGTCAACGCTTGCCCGGTAGTGCTCGGCTATCTGAGCTATGCCGCTTGCTATGAGTTCGTAATCCTTTTTAGTCATATTACTGTACTTCGTGGTCGCTATCGTCTATAGCGGACCACGCTCCGTACTCGGCAAGCTCGGCAGCGATTTTAACAGGACCGATAGCGTCAAGCTGTTTTCTGATATACGGTTTAGATAGCAGGACTTCAACGTCCGCGTCACACGGGCCCGGATGAGTTGCGCTCTCGGCCTCCGCTTTCGTAAGCTTGATTTCGAAGTTGTCGAAAGTGGCATACATTATATGGATACCTCGCTGTACGCTTCACAATCTACCTCATTAGCAGTCAAGGCGGCATTGTCAATTGCATCCTGCTCTAGCTGGTACTTTGCGGCGTTCCGTGCTGCATTTAACACATACGTGTTATAGTTTCCGAAAAAGCCCCAGGATGATTCTAGCACTCCGTCCGGGTCATCCGTGGGCGCTATAGTGTACCCGTAGACATTACCTGTTAGATAGTCGTCGTAGACCTCGACTTCCGATTCCATGCATTTGATTGCGGCGGCGCGGAGTTTGGCGGTGAGGATACGGGCACCAAACTCCTTCAGGATTTCCGAGCGCGTCATATAGATAAAACCAACCTGGCCGCTATCCCAACGGTCATTAAACGGATAGGCCGAGCCCGTGGACATGGTTATGCCGCTGTGATCGTAAAGGTTCAACGGCAAGGCTACAACGTCCTTGCGCTCGCTTAAGGCTATTGCCTCATCGACGGATAGGCTGTGCTTATCTCCCAAATTGTAGCGGCCGTGAAAACATATCATGTGTGCCGTGTGGTCCCATTCGGCGCGCGGGTCCTGAGCGTCCTGGTCTGCTATTATGCTGATCGTATAGCGTCCGGCGGTCTCTGTGTGTGCGACGTATTCGGAGTTCATTTTATATAGGCTCTCTTTCTGTCAGTGCTTATAGCACCGGGCTCTCATGGGCTCACTATCAAAGATAGCGGCTTTAGGCTCTATTAATGCACCTTCAATAAACTTTATCCATACGCCGTGCCCTTTAATCCATTTCCAGTGATCGAACACGGGAGTGCGGTTCACCTTATCACCTCGGCCGCGATTAGCAGGGAAAGGAACATAAGGCCGATTGATACTGTTACGCCGAGAAGGTAGTCATAACGCGGCAAATACTTTGCTATTATCTTTGCCGCTCTTATTTCCGCTATTGTCATGTTCGTGCTCCCGTCCTGATTGCGTCATCGTATCCAGTCCAGTAGGTGCGCGGACCCATGTTTAATTGTTTAGCGTTTCAGCTCGGGATGAAGCTACATCGGCTAAGATGTCGCTATCTATAGTGTCTGATAGCAGCGTGAGGGATACAAGCCCATGTGACAGGCGGCGCGTGTCTGTGGTGATATTCTTACCACGGCAGTTCTCGCGCATCTGTCGGGCATCTTCGGGGAAAAGCGGGGAAAACGTGAAGGTGAAGGTTTTGCTCGTGTTCATTTTTGTTCCTCCGTGTAGTTAATCCCGGTATCTCCGGGTTGAGGGTTAACGGCTGGAGGCCGTGCTGATTGCGTCATTGTAACCAGTCCAGTAGGTGCGCGGATCAGGGTTTTTGATGCCGTGCTCCCGGGAGAGCGTGCAGTAATCCTCCTCGGGTATGTCGTGGGTAGTATCCGGCTGTAGCAATGCGTTTTCTGGCTCAGATTCGAGGAGCCACATTGCGTAGGCGTAGCCCGCATCAAAAACCTGGGTGTTCCGAGTGTCGGTTATCATTATACTGACATCCTATCGTAACAGTCGGGACATGCCGTCCCGGTTGCGGTTGTCATCACGTTGATTTTGCTGACCGTGTGGCCGCAATCGCATTTGATGCGCTCCGGTCGGACGGCTGGGCCAAACGACCAGGTGGGGTTAGCCTCCATCAGTGTTTTCAGATCTCTCGTTTCGTTAATTATCATTTTTACGTCCTCCGTGTTCTCGGTTTTGCGCTACCCTATGGGTGCGCTTTACTCTGTATTAATTTTATCATTTCAAATAGGACCTTGCAAGCTAAAAATGCTAAAATGATGATTTTACCATATCTTGCGGTCTTTAGCAGGGAAAGACCACTATATATTGTGGTGTTTTATGATGGGAAATTGGCATGGGTTTTGATTTATGAGCATTAATTTATATATAGTTAATTATGCTGATTAATCAGCATGTTACGTGATGGGATTTTTACGGCGCTGATTAGCAGGTAACGGCACGGCGCTTGCTATCCTTTATATGGCGGATGCGGGAGCACGGAGCGGGGTCCGGGGTTTTAGTAGGACATTTTGTCCTATTGAGTCACATCATATCAAGTTACTTGAGTCACATCATATCAAGTTACTTGAGTCACATCATATCAAGTTACTTGAGTCACATCATATCAAGTTACTTGATAACAGATTCGGTGCTTCAATCCTAAATACTTACGTTTCAGAATGAAACACCAAATTATTGACGCCATTAGCATGACAGTCACGCCCGGGCGTTCGCTCTATGGTTTAGGGTGCTGGGCTGTTGGGCGATTGACACGGTTTAGCGGACACTCAACGGACGTTATAGATAATGTTAAAATGGCGTTAAATAGACGTTTCAAGGCTATAGCAGGGTATAGGCCCGGTCTTTATTGTGCCTTTAAGAGGCATCTGAGAGCGTCGATCAAGGACCGGAGAGCGTGAAAAAGGTCTTTAAAGGATATGCGCGGGCTTGAGGGGAGCGTCTATCAAGACCCGGAGAGCGTGAAAAAGGGTCTTTAAAGGATATGCGCGGGCATGAGGGGAGACGGTACGGCATCCCTAAACGGGATTGAAGGAGGGGGAGTATAAGTATATGCTTGCGGTCGTGTAGAGACCTATGCCCCTGGATTTAGGCGAGGCATAGGGGGCTATGCAGGTGGCTGATTTTTTCTGGCCCTAAAAATTCACTCTGGGGGCTGCAGCCTCTTGACCACCCGTGCTACAGCAGCTGGATTCCACTTCATGCCTCTGCGAGTCTCCATCCTGTTCAGGTTCAGGTAGTCGGCGATCTCCTGCAGGGTCTTTCCGCTTTCTCTCAGCTCGAGGACCTGAGGGAAGTCCTCTGCGAACGCCAGAGCCTTCTGCTTCCGTACCTCAAGGCCTTTCTTCTGCCCCCGTGCTATGGATGCTGGCGTTAGGTTGTTCTTCCTGTTGATTACCTCGCCGCGGGCCTTCTTTGCGTCCAGTGCAGCTTTGGTGCGCTCGGAGATCATCTTCCCCTCGAGCTCGGCAAAGAACACAAGGAACGATAGAGTCAGGTCATTGATCTTGGGCTGGTCGCAGGCCACGAAGGAAACGTCCTTGTTCTCCGAGAGCGTGTCGATGAAGGCCTTGTTGCGGGAGAGCCTGTCGATCTTCGCTATGAGCAGGGTGGACTTCGTCTGGCGGCATGCCCTGAGAGCAGCGATGAGCTGCGGCCGGTAGTTATTCTTGCCGCTCTCGACCTCCCTGAACTCCTGCAGGAGGTCTCCGTCCTCTTTCTTGATGTACTCGGCAATCAAATCCTCCTGGGCAGCCATGCCCAATCCTACGACTCCTTGCGAATCTGTGCTCACTCTGAGGTAGCTTATGTACTTCTGCATGGCAGTGGCTCCTTGACGTGTTTATTGGACTCCTTGTGAAGATGATAACACGCCTTTAGCGTCTTTGTCAAGATGTTTTTTATCACGCTAATTAGCGGTATCCACACACACCCCTGTTTTCTGCAGGATTCACAATTGATAAGCTATGATTTTATTACGTTTTCTATGCAACTGAATAATATCAGGATACAGGTGTGTCACCTATACTAAAAATTCTAAATGTATAGGTTTTCATATTGATTTGATTACAGTATTTATAAAAAATGCTTGGCGATTAGGAAGAATAAACTGCTAAGGTGACAGTATCCTGCCAAATCCACGTCACTCAAAACCGAATTCAGTTCCTTTGAGCCCGGCCCATATTAGAAAAATTCAACGTCACCTGCTGGAGCTTGACATTCGGTTATAAAAGAATATAGAATAAAGTATCACGAGGATACGAAAGGATAGATATGAACTACCACGACTACACTGGAATCGATACGGAAGCGAACAAGCGGCGAGTATTCAATCGGATTGATATAGGTGGACCTGATGAATGCTGGTTTCTATGCTCCCGCCCTGAAAGTGGTGGTAACACAGTGATGGTCATAGGTGAAGAAAGATTCGTACTCTCGCACCTCGTTTTCTTTTTTACCCATGGAAGGCCAGTAGAATTACGACACGTCATCAGTAGAACGTGCCATGACCCAAATTGTTTTAACCCTGCTCATCTTGTCGAAGTAAAGCACTCCGATGCTTGCGCTTGCGGACATCAGCGCCGCCGAGACATGATTAAAAAATTCAATGACTGGAAGGGACCTGTTGAAAAAGTTTAAGCCCCCGGACATAGAGGCGTACCGGCGCCTTATCCAGGACCCATGCATACGTCCTCCGTTTATGGGGCAGTCTCGGGTAAAAAGGTTTTGGGAGCATGTCAATAAAGACGCCCCCGACACCTGCTGGTCGTTTTACAGCAACAGCGGCATTCTAACGAGTCCTATTTATCGGGATAGAAATACTTGTTACCTGGCGCGATCAGTGGCATTCTATGACGAGTATCTCGTGCTCCCTTCGGATCGGCCCCTTATCTTGACTTGCGAGAATAGTCGCTGCGTCAATCCGGCGCATATCGTACCCAAGCCTCTTATGGTGCAGGAAGAGGGGCTTTTCCCAAAGCAGTATCGCCCGACGCCCGACCTCTCAAACGAGCTCTGGTCGGAGTTCCTCTCCCTGCTCGACATCGGCGCCCCCTGGCGCCCCACCGTGGAGGAGTACAAAGATCGCCTGAAAATTAGTTATTGACTTTTGTCTTGGCGTATGATAGAGTACCCGCATGAAAAAGATTCAGGTCTATCTCACCGAGGTCCAGCTCAATCAACTCGAGGCCGAGTCCCAGCAGACTGGTCTCTCCCTTTCCGAAGTAATACGCCGGGTCATGGATGCGGGGCTGAAGAACCATGGGTAAGAAGAAGGAGCCTATAATCGGGACTCTGACTGAGGTTTACAGGACCGCTCAGAAGAAATTACCCCCTGCCCCCGGCTATCTGGCTACCTCCAGCGCGAATCGCGGTCTAACTTCCGATGAGATTGTCCGACGCCTGCAGCTTCCCAGTAAGCGTACACAGGCCGTCGGGGACTTTATGCAGGCTACAGGGCTCTCTTTATTTAAGTGTGGGCGCGTGCTCAACGAGGCTATGGACGCTGTAACTGAGGAGGGTTCTCCCGATCACCGCTGCCGGACGAAGGCTGCAGAGGTGACGCTCAAGATCGCGGGACTCATAGGATCGGTTAATGATCCTGCTAAATTTGCAGCTTTGAATAGCGGCCCGAACCAACCCCAAATAAAAATATCTTTTTCTTTTGGCGAGGGGACGAAGATGACCATGACGGCCGGAGAAGAATCCGAGGCCATAGATATTACCCCTACTGAGGAATCTGATGGCCAACCCGAGTAAATTTGAACTAGATTTTAGCTTCGAGGATTCCCCGGTAGCCGGTAAATTCTTTCAGTCCAACAAGTTCATCACTGCTATACTCGGCCCCGTGGGTGCCGGTAAATCCGTGGCCTGTGTCATGAAACTATTTCGCCACGCTCTGATGCAGCACCCCGATAAAGACGGTATCGCCAGAACCCGCGTAGCCGTAATCAGGAACACGAACCAACAGCTCATGGAAACCTCTGCCAAGACGCTGTTTTCGTGGCTGCCACCAGAGAGACTCGGGAACTGGCTAAAGACTGAGAAGCGTTATATCATCACTCCCGAGAAGCTTGGGATGCCGGTGGAGATAGAGATTCTTTACTTGCCACTCGATTCGCCAGAGGACATCCAGAAACTGCTGTCTCTCGAACTCAGCTTCGTATGGATAAACGAGTTTCGCGAGATAGACCGCTCCATCTTTGAGGGGCTACAGCATCGTGTTGGTCGCTACCCCAAGAAGAGCGACATCTCCCCCTGCGATTCCTCCTGCTGGAGATTCGCTACACGGGAAGAGTGTGGCGACAGAAAGCGCGAACCCGTCTGCGTGGAAGCTGGAGACCCCTGCCGCCGTGGTCCGACGTGGCACGGTCTCATCATGGACTCCAACCCGCCGGATGCCGAATCCGACTTCTACCAGTTCTTCGAGGAGTATGTTCCTTTTGCATGGTGCTGTCTGGAAAACGTGGATCATCCGCCCTTCATACCGGAGGATGCTAACAACACATCCTGCCCTATTTGCAAGACTTTGAAGGTTTCTCCTTACAGCGAACGAGCACAGCAATTCCGCCAGCCGTCTGGATTTTCAGATGCGGCAGAAAACAAGAGTAATCTCCCCGCTGGCTATTACGGTAACATGGCCGCCAATAAGGCTCCTGAGTGGACAAAGGTTTATTGCGATGCGGAGTATGGGTATACGCTTGACGGTAAACCAGTGCATCCCGGCTACAAGGATTCCATACACGTAGCCAAGGAAGCCATACGCCCCATCGTGCATTCTCCAATCATAGCTGCCTTCGACTTCGGCCGCACTCCGGCCTGTGCCCTCATGCAGCTCACCCCACGGGGCAGACTCATCATCTTCAAGGAATTTACGACACAGGACATGAGCATCAAGCAACTCTGCACCGACGTAATAGTTCCGTATCTCAAATCCTCGCTGCCCGGATTCAGTGTCATAGGCGTGGGAGACCCGGCCGGCAACTCCCGCACCGGCTCCGACGACCTGACTGCCTTCATGCAGGTCTACGATAGCGGCATCGAGATCCAGCCGGCCGGGCTCTCCAACTCCCCCCTTGCCCGGCGCGAGGCCCTGGGCCAGTTCTTCCGGCGCAACATAGACGGTAAGGAAGGTCCCGAGCCCGCGATCCTGGTTGACCCCTCCTGCAAGATGCTTCGGAAGGGCCTGGCCGGCGAGTTCAAGTACCGCAAGATGAAGGTCGCCGGGACCGAGCGCTACGAGGACGCACCGACGAAGAACTTATACTCACATATTTGTGAAGCAGCAGAATATGGCGCCTTCTACTTAGAGAAGCCTGTCGAGACTCGCCGCCGCGACGGCACCTATGCCTACCACAAAGGAAGCCGTAAAGCCGCTGCCCAGAGCTTGGGGTACTTCTAGTGCCCTACACCCCGCTCCAGAAAGCCCGGAGCCGGCGCAAGCGTTGTCCACTCTCCCCAATCCCCGCCGGTGTCATGCTCACAGGGGACGACGCCGATAGATTCATGCAACGTATGGTGGAAGTAGACGCGGGTATGCACAAGGAAAGCCCTGAGAAGATAGCAGAGGCGCGAAAGAACTACGAAGCCATTAAGGCTGGGTCTGTTGGATTTTAGATGCTCATCACTGCAGCCACGCTCAAGAAAATCAAACGAGGAGGCAAGAAGAAATGATCTGGATCAAAGGTGCCACAATGCCGTCAGCTTGCTGCAACTGCTTGCTCATAGGCTGTGAGGATCCTGAGACGGAGAACCTTGACACGAGCAAGTTTCACTGCAACGTCCTCTCGGAGCTGGACTACCGAAACTCAGACGTTCCTAACTCCATCATAAAGACTGCACGCCTGAGCAACTGCCCCCTCGTGGATCCCTCCGACATGGAAGACGACGGTAAGTGAGCCAAGGCCCCACATTCGGTCATTGCCCCTCGTGTGACTCGGAGAACACGGCTCTCGATCCCGTCTCTTCCACAGAGACTTTCCAGCATCACCTGTTTGTGTATCGCTGTCTCGACTGCCAGAGGCAGTTCAGAGACATGGTCAGCAAGGGCACATGCGTCACCCCCGACGTGGTGCTCTCGACCTCTGACGATTGGATGTACGGCTAGTGGCCCAGTATAACCCCGACGCTTTAACTCAAGCCCTTGCCCGCTGGGCACAGCATCAGTGGTACGTGTTTGAGTTCCTTGAGGAAGTCGTAGAGGATCCTTTTCTTAAAACTATCCCTGTGTTTAGGCAGCAATAAGCCTTGACACTGAATTTAGAGTTTGGTAAAATTCTCATGGAGGCTTTGTCCGAGTAGCTCAAATGCTGAAGAGCCCTGGTCAGCCAGGAGGTTGAGGGCCTGCGAACCCTCTTCGGACGCCTCTTTTTTATTAGGGGAATTATATAGTTAACTCCCTTAACCCCATTTGATGGGTTATGTTCTGGTATACTTTATACATGAGAACGATCGGGGATGAGACGATCTTAATCATGTGGACAAAGGAATCAATAGATGTTATTATCTGCCGTAAACTAAATCACTAACTGGGAGCCCGCGACCCATGGAAGCCTTATTAGGAAAACTGATCGAACAATTAAATAGCAGCGTGTTTGTTTTGCTGGCTATTTTAGGCGCGGCTTTCTGGGCAATCCATAGAATCGGTGTATGGTCTACGACATTTAAACATCGTGCCGATAAAATATCCAAAATAGAGGGACTTAACGATAAGGTCGTGAAGATTGGGGCTATTGTGGAACTTATTTATCAGAACACATTGGGCGCTAATAGACCCGTTGCGGCAATGAGTCCTATCAACTTAACGCCTATTGGCAAGGAGATAACCGCAAATATCAAGAAGGATTTATTCGATGAATAGGCGCAGAAAATTATCGTTAAGAATAGTTGATCTATTCGCAGGTGGTGGTGGCTTTTCATTGGGTTTTACCAATGCGGGATACGATGTTGTCGCGGCCTTTGATAACTGGCAGCCCGCATATGAATTTTATAAGGCCAACTTTCCCAAACATCCAATAATTAAAACCGACCTATCTTCTGTTGATGCCATCAACAAAATCCAAGGGTTTTCCCCAGACATCATTATCGGCGGGCCTCCTTGCCAAGATTTTTCGTCGGCAGGAAAGCGGGATGAAAAGTTAGGGCGAGCCGATCTAACAATAACTTTCGCCAATATAATACAGAAAGTTAACCCTCGTTTCTTCGTCATGGAGAACGTGGCGAGGGCCGAACAAAGCAATGCCTTTATGCACGCTTGTGCTATCTTCAAGCGTGCCGGGTATGGACTTAGTATTAAGGTGGTGAACGCGAGCTTATGCGGGGTTCCGCAACTCCGAAAACGTCTTTTTGTTATAGGCCAAAAAGACGGCGCAGACGGCTTTCTGAATACTTTGATAGAACAACGCCTTGCAGATAAACCCATGACTATCCGTGAATACTTTAAAGATGGGCTTGACTTTGAACATTACTATCGCCATCCGCGTAGTTACAAGCGAAGAGGCGTTTTTAGCGTCGATGAACCGAGCCCCACAATAAGAGGAGTGAACCGCCCCGTTCCCGCTGGATATACCGGGCATTCGGGTGACACATTAGCTGTCACGATGGATGTCAGACCTTTAACCACGAGAGAGCGCAGCATGATCCAAACTTTTCCCCCTAAGACTATCCTTTGGGGCAACAAAACAGATGTAGAGCAAATTATAGGGAATGCAGTACCCGTTAAATTAGCTGAATATATTGCACTGCGATTGAAGGAGTATATTATAGCAAGCGGGATAATTGAGAATCGGCAGACTTGACATCTTTGTGACTCACGAAACCCAATCCAGTTTACACAAACCAGTTTGCGTATATCAGATGCGACACAAAGTTTTATTATGCAATCTGACGTGTAGAAACTACCCAACTGGTAGTTACTATCCAACAATTTTGTAATTGAGTATTTTTTACTTGATTTTTATCTTTAGTTCGTGTAGTATTTACCCATGGCAACCACGGCACCAGTTCAGAATTCCTCTGCTGGCGACACTCAGATTGCCTTTACACGCCCTGATTTAAACTATTCCGAGGGCTTCAAGAACCCAAATCCCGCTGACCAGACCTCCGACGACACGAAGATTGCAATCGATGCCATAGCCAACTACGTGCGCGGCCAGTTCGAGCTCCACCGTACCGCAAAGCTCCCCATTGAGAACGAGATCCTCGACTGCATGAGGCGTTGTGAGGGGATCTACCCTCCCGACAAACTTTCCGCGATCCTGGGCGACGGTCTTCCCCCGAACTTCCGCAAAGCTACGAGCCAGAAGTGCCGGGACGCGGAGGTCGCCATGAACCTCGTGCTCAACGCCGCGAAGCGCTGGTTCTCGCTTGAGCCCAATCCGCTCCCCGATCTCGACGATGAGGTCAGCAATCTCATACTTCAGCATACGATAGCCAAGCTGCAGGTGCTACAGCAGATGGGGCATCCTATCCCAAATGCTCAGGACTACCCTGCCCAATACGTTGCGCTTGTAGATCAGCATATGGACCCCATGCTCGATCAGGTCAACAAGATGCGCATGGAGTTCGCCACGAAGATCGTTGGCAACATGCAGACCAAGATCGACGACCAGCTCCTCAAGGGTGAGTGGACCAAGACCATAAAGAAGGTCATCCACGACGCCATACGACTCCCCGGAGGTATACTCGAGGGTCCCGTCATTCAGCACCGTACTCGCAAGTCAGCGCAGAAAGACCCTGCTACAGGGAAGTGGACGACCATGGACGTAGACGAGTATGTCCCCGCTTTCGAGCGCATCGACCCCATAGACTTCTTCCCGGCACCACAGGTCGAGAACATTGAGGACGGAGACATAATCGTCCGCAGAAGGTTCTCCCGCCAGAAGTTCGCTTCGTTCGTCGGCATCCCCGGCTTCAACGACGATAACGTAAAAAAGGCCATCATGGAGATGCCGGATGGATTCGACCTGCAGCTTCCCATAGATCAGCAGGTCAAGACCCTCAACAGCCAGAATGTTATGGTGAATGCGCAAAAGATTCTACAGGTGCTGCAGTTCAATGGGTACATAGATGGCCAGAAGCTCCTAGACTGGGGCCTCGATGAGACCACTGTTCCCGATGCAAATCAGGTATATGACGTGGAGTGTCTGGTAGTCGGGCATCTTACCGTGAAGGTCATTGTAAATCCTGTCCGTATGTGCAGTTGCAAGTTTTCCATGATGGGCTTTCAGAAGCGCTCTAACTCCTGCTGGTATCACGGTATACCGCATGTGATGGCCGACGTGCAGGATGAGGTAAACCAGCTCGTCAGAATGTCGGCTTACAACATAGCCATCGCCGCTGGCTCCATGGCTGCTATAAACGTGGACAAGATGGCACCGGGCGAGGACATAGGTTCCCTGTACCCCGGTCGCACGTTCCTCACGCAGAGCAATCCGCGCAACCCAGGCGACAACGGCAAGGCTGTAGAGTGGTTCGAGTCTCCGCTTATCGCAGACAGACTACTCTCACTCCGGCAGTATCTCTCCACCGAGGCTGACAACGTAACCGGCATCCCCTCGTTCAGTCATGGCGACGCATCCGGAGCGCTTCCCACCGCTTCTGGCTTTGCTATGCAGAACGACAACGCCGGTCGTGGCATCAAGGATCTGGTATCCTGCCTCCTGAGCGAGGTCGTAGACACGCGGCTCGCCGCGCTGTACTTGTGGAACATGCAGTACATCGACGACGACTCCATAAAAGGCGACGCCACAGTCAACATCACGGATGCGATCTCTGTCATGGCCAAGCAGCAGGAGGCCGGCATGTACAAAGATCTGCTCACCATCTCGAACAACCCCACGGACAACATATGGATCAAGGCCAAGAACAGGGCCGCCATGTACCGAGGCTGGATTGGAGGGATGTCTATGCCTACGGAAGAGGCAATCCCGAGCGACGACGAGATAGACGCCAGCGTGCAGCAGATGCAGGCGCAAATGGCGGCTCAGGCGCCTCAGACTGGTCCTGATGGTGCCTCGCCCCCTGGTGCTCCTATTCCGGGCCAGATACCTAGCTCCCCAACCACAGATCAGGCGGGTAATCCCGTGTCCGGTGGCGCTTTCCGCACGTTTAATCCGGTGGCCACTCGATGAAGACCAAGGAAGAGGTTCAGCATGCTCTTTTGGTGCTCTCCGAGACGCCTGCCTTTGCTGTTTTCCTTGAAAACCTCGAGACAGAGCGTATCCTGCTCGTGGCTGCTCTCGTAAACGAGACTGACGCGCATCGTATCGCGGTATATCAGGGCAGCATTCAGCAGATAGACTTCGTTTTCAAGGATGTGGCAATCGCCAGAGCACAGACGGCTGTCAAGGCAGTAGAAAAAGGAGCACCTGGTGCATTTGCGTAAGAGCAATTCCGAAGCGGGCCGTGTCGCGGTTCCATCGGTAGGCGTATATAGGCTGAAGCGGGCCGTGTCACGGTTCCATCAGCAGGAGGTAGCAAATTGAACACAGAGACACAGACGACAGAACTAGAAGAGACAGCCCTGCCGCCCGAGCTGAAAGCCCTTCTAGGGATTGGCACTGTACAAGCAGAGCCTGATCCATCAGTGGCAGTGGTAACTCCATCGGAACCCGAACCGGAGATCCCCGCAGCCCCTGAACCGGAGACCGCTCTTCCTACGGCAGCCATCCCGGCTGAGTCGAAACCCGAGCCCGACTACAAGCAGAAATTTTCTGTGACAGACGGAATCGCAAAAGCGCAAGCAGCAGAGATCAAGCAGAAGGACGCTACCCTGGCTGAGATGGCAAGGGAGCTTTCCGAGGTCAGAGCAGCAATGGGAGCCGCAGCCACCATGGCCATGACGGAAGAAGAGACTGCACTCGTAGCACAGATCAAAGAACTCGCCGGTGACGATTTAGCTGCCGCCATCGTAAAGATGACGAAGCTCAACCGCACCTCAGCAGAGGACAAGATCGGCAAGGCCGTGGCGGACGTGAAGCAGACGGCGGAGTCAATACTCGCCGCTCGTGCTGCATCGGACAGACAGCTCTTCTTGACTGCGCTTCCGAAGACCATCGAGAACTACGAGCAGACGCGGCTTGATCCGGCATTCGCAGCATGGCTCAAAGAAGGCTCCGCGTACACGGTGCCCCTGATGGGTGCGCTCGTGCAGGCAGACCAGTGTAACGATCACAAAACCGTGAGCAGGATCTACCGCGCTTACGCAGCCACGAAGTCTGCGGCCGCTCCGACGCCCCCTGCTCCAGTAAAAACCAAGGGCGTAACCCCAGAAGTTGTTGCTCAGATGAGCATGGCGGGGAATCGCACACCAGCAATCCCTCTCACCGAGGGGACCAAGACGAAGGTAGCGGCAGAGACAGACAGGGATAAACTGGCCCGCGATTATGCGGCTGGCAAGCCCGTCTCTGACGAGGATCTTCTGAAAGCCTGCTTAGGCGGCTAGGTCTTATGGTGGCGGGGATGGAAAGAGGATAAAAGATGGCAACAGTCGTAGGCGTACCTATATCAGCAGGCTTCCCGGATTACGGAGTCACCGCCGGCGGGCAGATCATCCCCGTAGACTACAGCAAGTACCTCAACGCCAAGTTTTACCGTAAGAGCCCCGTGACGGCAATCACCAACGCCAACTGGACTAAGGAACTTCTCGCCCAGGGCCAGCAGATCGTCATCCGCAACAAGCCCGACGTTTCCGTATCGGACTCCTACGCCAAGGGCTCGGACTTCTCAGCCTTGTACGAGGACCTCGCGGAGCCCAGCATCACGCTCACCGTGGACAAGGGCGTCCTGTACGCATTCAGGGTGGAAGAGATCACCGCCCGCCAGTCTGACATCTCGTGGGTCGGCCCGTACCTCGACGACGCCGCGCACAAGACCACGGAGAAGGTCGAGGATAACTTCCTCGCCAGCATCATCACGCAGGCCCACAGTTCGCTGTCCGGTCTCACGGCCGGCCCGACCTCGGGCTCGTTCAATATGGGTACTCTCGCGGTGCCGCTGGCCCTCGACAAGACCAACGCAACCGGGCTGTTCTCGGGCATTGGCACCTGCCTGCACGAGACTAACGCCGACGAGGCTGGCTTCTGGGCTTGCATTCCCCCGGCCATCCAGCACCTCGTCAACCTCGGAGATCTGAGCTCCGCGAACAACTCCGGTATGGGCAAGTCCACCGCCCTGCTCCCGAACGGCTGGCTCAGGAACCTATACGACGTCAACATCTTCAAGACCAACTCGACGGCCACGCAGACCACGGCTACGATCAACGGCGTCAGCCGCAGGGTCTTCTACATCCCCTTCGGCCACAACGCTGCAGTGACGTTCTGCGGTCAGATGACCATCGCTCGCCACATCACCAACGTCCTGGGCAAGCACGGCGACTTCTATGATGGCCTCTTCGTCCATGGGTGGGAAGTAGTAAAGCCCACCCTGCTCGGCGTAGCGGTCGTAACGATAGACACCTAAACCAAATAACCCCCGCCCCAGAAATTTCTGGGGCGGGTACTCTTACCACAGAAGGAGACACAAAAAGATGGGAAACACAGCTCTCACAGCAGCCACGGCAAACCCCACCAACGGCAGGGGCCCCGGCGACTTCTGCACTCCGTTCATCGACATCAACCTCGTAAATCCCGACGGCACTACGGTGCTCACCACGGCCGAGGTCTATCAGGCTCTCGCAGTTCCGGCCGGAGCGCAGATCATCGGCGTCGGTGTCAGGATTCTCGAGGTCGTCGCTGGCTCGAGCGTCCTCACCGTTGACATCGGGATGGGCGGCGGAGCCACGTTCATGGACAACCTCGACCTCAAGGCCGCGACTCTCGGGCAGATCTTTAACTCTACGGTTGCGTGGCCGACTGCAGCCAACACCGATATCACCGCCGAGGCTGCGGACACCATCGACATGACGGTCACGATGACCGGCGCCTGTACCGCAGGTAAGGTACGCCTGTTCGCGCACCTCGCCCTGCCGGCGTAAGGAGGCGACATGAAAATACTCAACAAGAAAGTACCGGCATGGCTTGTGGTTGCCCTGCTCATGCTTACCTTTACGGGGATGGCGTTCGCGGACAGGTTCGTCAACCTTATCGGTGACGACCTCCTGGTGACGATGAGGACGCATCTCATCGGCCCTGTGACCATCGACAACGCTGTCACGTTCGGCTCAGGAGGTACGGTTACGTTTTCCGGTACGGTCAACGGAGCTGGAGTCGCAAATAACACCAACTCCAATCTTCTTGGCACTACGACTCTCCAGAACGCAACCGCTTCTGGAACGACGACCTTAAACGGGGCGGTAGTTCGCAATGGAGCGATGACTGGTGTGGGAACTGCAGCCTTCAGTAACACCGTGACATTCGCTCATGGCGTGCAGCTAGTCAACGCCGCTGCCGCCGTTGATGCCTGTACTGGCGCAATCTACGGGCGCATGTACGCTAACTCGACCAACGGAGCTTGCATCTGTAACGGTACAGGTTACGAGATCCTACGCACTAGGGCGACCTGCGAGTAACATGAATACCACACACCGCATACGGTCAAACCGCAGGCAGGTCGTATGCGGTGTGTGCCACCTTCCTATCGAAAGGAGCAGCAAATGAAGAAGATAATTCTAGCACTCTGTCTAGTCCTTGCGATAGGCGGGTCAGCATACGCCGCAGGAACCGTAAAGAGTTCGTCGGTGACGTACATCAACGAGGGTATTCCGACGCAGGAAGTCACGTACTACATAACCGGAGATGCCTCCAACGGTACAGTCCCTGACACGCTCCTCAGCGGTGCTATCGCTAATTCACTCACTGACAAACCCTGCCCCCCGGTTGTTGGCTACCTCAAGGAAGCTCACGTGGGTTTTGGATCTACGCCGCCGACGAGCGGTTTGAGCGTGCAGGTCCTCGACCCTATAGGCACAGGAACAGTGAATTTGCTTGGGGGCGTTCTGGACTCGATGCCCATTACCTCGAGCATCATACGCTCGGTGGAGGAGCCTGTACGTCAGGTTCCGACGATGTACCAGATAAACACTCGAACGGCATACATACATGTTAAAGACACCACGGCTCCATCTGGACTAATAGTTCTCAAGCTCATCATAGTGGTGCCGAGCGGAATCTAAATGCGGAGACTACTCGGCATAGCACTCGCCCTCTCGCTGCTAATCAGCACAGCGGCAAGCGCGTCCATTTCACCTCAATACATGCTCTTGCTGTTTCAGCCGGGCGGCGGTAGCCATGCGCCTATTGTCAACTTTCCCGGCACGTTCTCACCCGGCCGAGGTACATTTTCCTTGATAGGAACTGCGCCGATATTCTCCGACCACAGCGCATCTTTTACCCCTTATGGCTCCGTTATCAGCTTGCAGGGCATGGCACCGGCGTTTACAGGGGCAGGTGCTGGTACGTTCACTCCCGGTATGCAGGCTATCACGCTAACTGGGATGGCTCCTATATTCACAGGGGCAGGTGCCGGTTCCGGCACGTTCACTCCCGGTTCAGGGACAATCACATTAAGCGGCAAGTCGCCCGTATTCGCTGGAGGCTCAAGTGGTTCGTTCAACCCGACAGCACAATCAATACTATTGGCTCCCAAGGTGCCCGTATTCGCTGGAGGCTCAAGTGGTTCGTTCAACCCGACAGCACAATCAATACTATTGGCTCCCAAGGTGCCCGTATTCGCTGGAGGCTCTTCCGGTACGTTTACTCCCGGCAAAGGGGTTATTCAGTTCGCCTCGTTAGCTCCGATATTTAATGGCACCTCCGGCGGTGGCACGCACGGTACAACGACGTACTCCGCCGCTGGCACTTACTACTGGCATACAGGGGCTGACGCCGCGACGGTTGCCACGTTCAGCATTACTGCCGGGTATGGGTCACTCGGGAACTGTGATAATACCGATGGAGCAACCGGCGGTGATGCTTATATCACATATGTGTCTGTCGAGAAAGCCCGTGCAGGCGGAGGTGGTGGCGGAGGTGGTGCTGGTGATAGTAGCGGTAGCAGTGGTAATACGGGCTCTGCATCATCAAGCCTCTTGATCCCCACGACTTCACAAACTAATGGAGAAGACGGAGCCGCAGGGGAGAACGGTGGTAGCGATTATGACCCCTGCGGCCCGTGGGCAGGAACACCGGGGGCCGGAGGCATAGGCGGTTTTGTTGAAGGTAATCTGACTGCCGTATTCGACTCTACTCATCAAGTGACAATCGTAGTCCCACCGGGCGGCTCGGTAACTGTAACATGGTAAAGGAGGCTTAAATATGAGCGGCTATATATATGCGCCACAGGCGGGGATTCTCAAAGGGTCGTCTGCGACGCATCCCATCGGAGTAGGGCATAAGCTATCAGACGGATCGCTGATCGCTGATCTTGGCATAGTGGCTGACGTTGACCTACCTGATTATGGCTGGTACTTCGCCCCTGATAATAGCAAGGTCACACCGGTAAGCGATTGGCTGGTCGAGTCTATCATGCCTACATACCACACCGAGGGAGGTTCATGGACATTTGAGTACAGCTATCGCGCACTGACTGCTGATGAGATGATCCGTAAGGTTAAAGACGGCATCCAAAAGTGGATGGACACCCAAGTAAAGGCACAGCCCCATGATTACGACAACGTAAATACGATGGAGAAATACAGGGCGTTCGACGTGAATAACGCGGCGCATACGGTGGGTCTGACTTCTGATGAGATCACGATCTGCTCAAAATTCAAGACCGAAGCTGATGCGGTATGCCCATGGGTTTCAAGGGTATGGGCTAAGGCGGCAACTATCGAGAACGCGATACTCGCGGCGCAAATGGCTATGCCTGAGAGCATCGCAGCATTCACGGCACTACTTCCGGCTCTTGTGAGGCCGGAATAACAAGATCACAGGAGGA